TACAAGAACAATGTTTCTTCCATCGTTCTCGACAAGTACCCGACTATCGGGGCAGCTGGCTTTTCGAATGTAGAAGTCCAGCCTTTAGCAGCTCCGAATGGATGGCTACTTACAGCAATCGCGAGGAGTAATCCTTCGCGACCTGTAGTAACTCCACCTGAGCTACTTCAGAACTTGATCGAGCTTCCCAAGTTGCTCCGCAATACATTGAGGGTTCTCCGTCACCCAGATACCATTCTCTCGCCGAAAGGCGCAGCGAATACGTACCTTGGTGTTAAATTCGGATGGCTCCCGATGATTAAGGACATCTTAGATGTACTGGATCTTAAGAAAGAGGTCGAGAAAAGAACCTCTGAACTTAATCGCCTGTACAGCGGGAAGGGTCTGCGTCGTCGTCTCACCTTCGGAAAAGATGTTATTGCGAAGGCTTCTGAAGAAAGTGGTCCCGCCTTATCAGGCGTGAACACTTATATTAAGCTTGCTCACTCACAAAGGTGTGTGAAAAGCTCTTGGGCCACCGTCAGGTGGAAACCAACAGAACCTCCGCCATACCACCCCTCTGATATGCGATACACAGACACTGTGCGCAGGTTGGTCCTCGGCTTGACCCCTGAGGGTCTTGCCAAGGGCCTATGGAATGTCATTCCATGGACCTGGCTCATTGGCTGGGTAACCAATATTGGATCGTATACTCTGTTACATTCCAATACGGTTCCGGCAACCTGGACAGAAGCTTGCTTCATGTCCATGTCTACGGTCACTACAGAAGGGACCCGAGGTGAGCCCGTTAACTCTGAAGCCTTTGGCATCAGGGCTACGGGTCAAGCGCAACGCATCATTCGTACTCCATAGTAAGCAGTACGATTGCGCTACCTGGCATAAACATGCCTTTCTTAGACATGTCTCGGCTGTCCGTGCTTGCGGCTCTGGGCGTGCAAAGACTTCGCATGTTCAGATAACCACAAACACAAGGACAATCTCTTATGCTTGGCACTTCTCTCACCATGACCCTTGATGGGTCGGGCGGAACCGCAAAGGTCCTCCCGCTCATCAACCAAGATGGCTACTCGTCGGAATACTTTCTCGACGAAGCCGCGACGTGGTACCGGGCAAAAGTCCGGAACACTCGCGATAAGGTCAAGGCCGGCACGCAGGCGTTCGAGCGTCACACCGTGACGTTCTCACGCTATGTCAAACCGACCGTAGCCTTGCCTCTTGGCTCGCTGTCCGAGATCTCGTTCACGATCCGAAACGATCCGAACGGGGCCGCCACCGACATCATTGATGTCTCCGAGGCCATGTCTTTTTACATGGTCAAGGCCGGCGGTATCGCAGCGAAGTTGCTCGGTTGGGAATCTTAACTGATTCCTAACTGAGGGTGAGGGTCTGCTAGCCGTAGAGATCAACCTTAGGAGAAGTCCTTGGATGATCTGAAAAGCTACGCAGAGTTTGTTCTAGGCGTGTACCGTGCGCTTTTAGTCGATTGCGCACGACATTACCCAGAATGTGCCAAAGAGTTTGACCGTGATTACAAGCGGTTGAGCTCCGCGATCGAGCAGCATGGTATCCGGTTTGCACTGGATACTATGCCGTCTTTCCGGAAGCACCTTGACAAGTGCCTCCAGGAAGAGCGTCTAATCCCTTCACACCTGATTAATTTTGGGTGCTTAAAGGGGGAGGCGATCCCACGACTTTTTCGGGGTCTCACCTTACGCGTTTTCGATCGTTCTGGTACACTTAGGCACGACCCTGACCTCAAAGCTGTTTCGCTCTTACGGCAGCTCCTTGGAGTTGTCCGCAAGCTCGAACTCGCCTCGAGTCGCAAGGACACTGGTAACAGTGTCCGTGCGTTTTTCAGGGAAGATGAGGAGGTGAATCATGTATCCCTTGATTGGAGATCACACGATTCTTTCCGCGCTGAAAGCGCTGTGGAACTCGCTTTTGGCGATTCTACAGATCAAGTAGACGCGGAGCAACCGGGATTCTTCCCGGTTACCGACTCCCCACCTGTGCATCCAGAGCACGCAAGGAAGATTCAGCAAGCCGCTGATCTTATATCTTGCTTGCTCGGGGTCTTCGACCCCCACGAGTGGAGGCCTAAGCATGGACCTGGTGCGGTATCCGACGAGCGTTTTGGGTCGTACAAGTACGACTTCAAGACCTGGCCGGAACGGCTTGAGTCAGTGTTCCCTTACGCAGACTTCGCTTTTGCGAATTATGCTCAGGTACCGCTGATTCCCTATGGAAGTAGACTTCACCGACAACTCCAGAAGGAGTTCCCGGCGAAACTATGTGCTGTTCCAAAGACGCTGTCGAAACCGAGGCTTATTGCCTCGGAACCGACATCGCATCAATGGTGCCAGCAGATAGTCAAGGACTACTTCTACCGGAGAGTCAAG